GGGGGATTGTGTGCCAGGTGGGGTCGGTGCGGAAGCGGTTCACGCGGGATCAGTTGGTGCAGTTCATTACGCTGCGTGAGGAGGGAATCCGCAAGGAGTTGGAAGACCCGTTCCGGTATGGGTTTCATTTGAAGAGTTGGGAGCTGGCGGATGCGCAATGGGCGGAGGTGCGGGAGTTGTTGATTCTTGGGGGGAACCGGAGCGGGAAGACGGAGTATGCGGCGCGCAAGGTGAATGAGGTGCTTGCGGGTGGTGATGGTAAGCGGGTTTGGTGTTTGCATTCTTCTTCGCAGTCGTCGGTGGCGCTTCAGCAGCCGTATGTGTGGAAGTATCTGCCGCAGGAGTGGCGGGCGGTGGGGAAGAAGGGGGTGGTGACGAATATCAGCTACACACAGAAAAACGGGTTTTCAGAGAATACGTTTGTTTGTCCGAATGGGTCGCAATGCTGGTTCTTGAACTACTGCCAGGATTGGACGGTTTTTGAGGGGGGCGAGTGTGATTTGATTTGGTGCGATGAGTTGGTACCGCTGGATTTGCTGAAGACGTTGCGGTTCCGGTTGATTACGCGGGGGGGGTTGCTCTTGGTGACGTTCACGCCGATTGAGGGCTATACGCCGACTATCAAGGAGTATCTGACGGGTGCGGTGACGTTGCAGGATGCTCCGGCGGAGTTGCTGGTGCGTGCGGCGGGTGAGGATGGCGCGGCGACTGAGCTGGAGAGGGTGCCTTTGTTGCAGGAGGCGAAGAATACGAGCAAACGGACGCGGATTGTTTATTTTCACACGGCGCACAATCCGTTTGGCGGGTATGAGAATTTGCGGAAGGAACTGGAGCGGGCTTCGCGTGAGGACATTCTTTGCCGGGCATACGGTGTGCCGGTGAAGGCGATTGCGGGGCGGTTTCCAAAGTTCACGGATGGTCTGCCGCATGTGGTGGCTCCGGGTGTGGTGCCGGAGGTGGGGACGAACTACCACATTGTTGATCCGTGCTCGGGCCGGAATTGGTTTATGATTTGGGTGCGGGTTGATGTGCGGGGCCGGATGTTTGTTTATCGGGAGTGGCCGTCACCACGGAAATACATTGATGGGGTTGGCTATCCTGGACAGTGGACGGTGAGCGGGAAGAAGGCGGATGGCGAGCGGGGACCGGCGCAGCGGGGGTTTGGGTTTGGGTTGAATCGTTACAAGGAGGAGATTGACCGGCTGGAGGCGGGCGAGCGGATCATGGAGCGGATGATGGATAGTCGGTATGCCAATTCTTCGACGGTGGGGAAGGAATTGGTAACGACGCTGATCGAGGAGTGCGCGGAGGTGGGGCTGGATTTTGTTCCGGCACCGGGGGAACACATTGATGAGGGTGTGGAACTCATCAATGACTGGCTGGATTTCGATCACGGCAAGCCGTTGGATGCGATGAATGAGCCGCGGCTGTTGATTTCAGCAGAGTGCGAAAATTTGATTTGGGCGCTGAAGGAATGGACGGGTGCGGACGGGCGGCATGGGGCGTGCAAAGACCCGGTGGACTGTCTGCGGTATGCGGTGCTGGGGGATTTGCAGTTTTTGGAGGGGGATATTTTGAAGGTGAAAGAGGGGGGGAGTTATTAGGAAGTGCGGAAGTGGGATTGCGGATTGCGGAAGTGGTGGGAGTGGCGCGTGCGTCGATCCTTCCGCGATCCGCGATCCGAAATTGTGAAAGGAGGTGAATGAATGAAGAAGGTGTTTATGCGGCGGGGTGAGGTGATGGCGTGGTTGGTGGGGGCTGGGTTTTCGGCGAATCAGGTTTTGAAGTTGTTCAAGACGGGGGTGATTTGTGCTTTGCATTTGCCTGGGAATGAGAAGGGTCGGGCGCTTTATTCGCGGGCGCAGGTGGTGCGGGATGTGTTGGTGCCGATGGGAATCGCGGAGTAGTTGGTGCGGGTTGTGAGGATTTGGTATGGGTTGGATGCGTGGCGGGTTGCGTCACGCGGAGCGTGCGGTGTGAATTGGTGGCATGGCTGGGATATTTGCGGATTTGACGTCGGCGGCTTCGGATGCGGGGGATTGGTATGAACGGATGCGTGAGGCGGATCAGGTGCGGCGCTGTGTGTGGGATGGGCAGTCTGCGGATGGTCGCAAACATGCGCGGGACTTAGGCCGGGAGCCGTTTCCGTGGGAGGGTGCGGCGGATCATCGTGTGCGGACGGTGGATGAGGTGATTAACGAGCAGGTGATGCTGATGTTTGCGGCCTTTGTGCGTGCGCGGGTGCAGGCGCGGGGTGTGGAGTCGGGGGATTTGGCGTGGGGGCAAAAGGTATCGGCTTTACTTCGCTATGTGGTGTGGACGCGGATGCAGGATCAGGTGTCGCGTGAGGTGAGGTTGGCGGCGAATTGGCGTCAGTGGTATGGGGCGAGTGTGACGGCGGTAATGTGGGGTCAGGAGTTGCGGCGGATGGAGCAGGAGGTGACGACGGAGGGGCTGGCTGCGGTGTTGCTGACGCAGGAGGAGCTTGGGAATCCGGAGATGGTGGCGGCGGGCGTGGATGCGGCCCGGGAGATGGTGCTTGATCCATCGCGGGAGGAACAGGCGCTGCGGACGCTGATGGGGCTTTCGCCGATTCTGAAACGGACGGCGGCGAAGCGTGCGCTGGATGAGTTGCGGACGGATGGGAAGACGGTGATTGATGTGCCGGAGGTTTTCGGGGCGGAGCCGCGGCTGCAAGCGTTGATTCCGATGGTGGACGTATTTTTCCCGGCGGTGACGGATGATATTCAGCGGGCGCCGTGGGTGGCGCATCGGGAGGAGTTGAGTCCGGAGGAATTGCGGGACCGGGTGAATACGCATGGTTATGATGAGGAGTGGGTGGAGCGGGCGATTGAACACAAGGGCACGCGGTTCGGGGATGCGGAGGGGTTGAGTTTCAAGGCATGGTATCGTTCCGGCAACGACGCGAAGCGGGATGTGGTGGAAATTTTCCACGAGTACCGGCGGGAGTTGGTGGATGGAATCCCGCAGGTGATGTGCCGGGTGATGAGTGTGGGATGCGGGGAGGATGCGGGCTATGAGGGGCGTTTGCCGTTTTTGCATGGGAAATATCCGTATGTGGTGCATCGGCGGGAATACTTGACGCGGGCGATTATTGAGAGTCGGGGGATATCGGAGCTGGGCGAGAGCTGGCAGCAGGAGCAGAAGACGCAGCGGGATGCGCGGACGGATCGGACGAGTGTGGCGACATTGCCGCCATTGATAACTCCCGCGCGGCGTGGAGCCGGGCGGTTGAGGCTTGGGCCTGGCGTGCAGGTGCCAGCGGCGGGACGGAATGAAAATTATGAATGGATGCGGACACCGCCGTATGATCCGGGCTCGCTGGAGATTGAGAAGGCGCTGGATCGCGGGGTGGCGCGGTATTTCGGGCGTCTGGATAACGAGGTGCATCCGCAACTGACGCTGATGCATCAGGAGGATTTGGTATCCACCTGGTTGATCGAGGTGCGTCAGGTGTGTGAGCAGGTTCTGCAACTTTGCCAGCAGTATATGACGGATGAGCAGGTGGCGCGGATTGTGGGCACCCTGGGTCGCTCGTGGCAGATGGGCGCGGCGGACATACAGGGGCAGTTTGACTTGTCGATTGAAATGGATCCTCGGGATTTGAATATGGAAATCCTTAAGGAGAAGTGGGGATTCATTGAGATTCTTTTGAAGTATGACCGGAGCGGGCGGGTGGATTTCTCCAAGCTGGTCGAGGTCGGGATGGCGGGGGTTGATCCGACAATGGCGGAGATGGTGTTGATACCCGCGGATGCCGCAAACAAACGGCAGGTGGATGAGGAACTGGATGCGCTGAATAAGATGCTTGTGGGCATTGAGCCGGATATGAATCCGCAACCCGGGATGAATTATCAACTTCGGGCGCAGGTTTTGCAAGGAGCGATAGCGCGGAATCCGGAGATGCAGCGGAGAATTGCCGGGCAGCCGGATACGGCGGCGCTGGTTGAGAACCGGATGAAGTTTTTGCAGTTCCAGGTGCAGCAGATTGAGAACGCGCAAATTGGCCGGGTGGGAACCGGGGAGGTCTTGCAATGATGCGGTGGCTGCGGGGCTGGGTGCGGAAGGTGTTCGGTGTGCGGGTCGTGCGCGGCGCGGCGATGACTGATGCCGAATTGCTGGCCGCGTTTGATGTGGCGGCGGACCATGATCTTTACCGTGGGATGATGGAGTTGCTGGAGCGTGGCAAGGAGCAATGTCTTGGCGAGGCGGATGCGGCGGTGGGGAGCAAGCGCGAGTGTGAGTTTTATTTGGGCGGGCGGTATGCGCTGGCGCGGTTGCAGGATTATGTGGCGAATCTGCGGGAAGAAGCCGAGCGGAAGCGGGTTTATGAACAAAGGTTGTGAGGGTTTGGTGCGGGTTGTGAGGGGTTGGGATGCCTGCCGGTGGACGTGGAGCGGGCGAGTGTGGGAAATCTTATGTGAACGAAGGCGCGGCTGCGACACGGCCTAAGTGGGGTGTGGAACCCTGCAAACGGTGTTGCTGGCAAAGAATCCACTTGAGGGACAAAACTCATGGCAGACGAAAGTAAAAGCGAAGCGGCGGCAATTCTGGAACACCTTCCGGATGCGGCTGAATTGCTGGGCGAAGCGCAAAGCGTGGTCGCTGAAATCGAGGAGGAGGAGGAGGACAAGGCCGCGGATGACGCAGCGGAGTCTGAGACTGAAACCGAGGGCGAGGAGGACGACGTGGAGAAATCCACCAAGGAATCCGAAGAGGAGAAACCTGGCAGCGAGAAGGTTCAAAAACGGATCGACAAGCTGACGGCGCGGGCGAAGACCGCGGAGGAGAAGCTGGAGGCTGCGGAAGCGAAAGCGAAGCAGTTGGAAAGCGAAGTGGAGAAGTTGAGGGTGGAGCCGGTGGCGGCTGTATCCGCAAATAATCCGCTCTCTGATGTGGAAGACGCAGCGGGCCTTGCCAAGCGGGTGAATGATGCGGTGGCGCTGCGGCGCTGGTGCATTGAGAATCCGGATGGCGGGACGGTACTCGACAAGGACGGGAACGAACAGGAGATCGAAGGTGGGACGGCCCGGCGGATGCTGGCTGACATGGAAGAACTCTTGTCCATTCACGCACCGAGGCGGGAGAGGTTTCTTGCAGAGCGGACGGGGTATGAGAAGGAAGCGCGGGAGCGCTATCCGGAGATGTTTGAGGATGGAAGCGAGATGGAAAAGGCTTCGCGCGAAATCCTGAGGGCATGGCCGGAAGTGAAGAGATTCCCGGATTTCCGGCTTGTGCTGGGCGATTACATCACGGGGTTGAATGCCAGAAAGAACGCGGCTGCGGCTGCGGACAAAGCGGTAAGAAAGCCTGAAGTGAAGCGTGCGATTGCTCCACCTGTTCCGAAAACGAGCACGCAGCAAAAAGTGGTGAAGAGGGAAGCGAACGCCGGGCGGGTGCTTGAGCAGGGAGCGACTCTGGACGCCATGACGGAATACTTCAAATCTGCCGCATGATGCGGCGGGGAAAAACTTAAAAGGATAATAAAATGCCAGCAACAAATGAAATCACACAGGTCGGCAAGCGCGAAGACTTCGCCGACATCATAGCCGTCGCGGATGCCAAGAAATGCATCCTGGCGACTCTTATTAACAAATCGCGCAAGCCGACAAATACCAAATTTGCCTGGAACGCGGACAAATACTCAGCAGCAAGAACTGACGGAGCCATTGACGGCGCGGACGTGAGCGACTACGAAGACGCAGCTGAAAACCGGGAGAAACTGGAGAATCATGTGCAGCGGTTTACCCGCACGCCGAAAGTCTCGACGATGGCGGAAGAGGTTTCCGACGTTGCCGGGCTGACGGACCCGGACAGCCACGGAGTCGCGGGATCGACTGAGTTTGCGCGAGCAAAGGCCAAGAAGACGGTCGAGCTGAAGCGCGATATTGAGAAAACGCTGCTTTCGGACAACGTGGCGCAGGCCGATACCGGCGCGGTGCCATACAAGACGCGCGGGCTTGGAAACTCGCTTGTGTCCACTGCGCAAGCCTACCTGCCAACACCGGCTGCGTATCTGCTCCCCAGCGGGCAGATTTACAGCTCAACGGTGGCGGCGTTTGACGAGGACGATCTTCGGACGCTCATGCAGACCCGGTGGGAGAACGTGGGGACTCCGGACGGCAACCTGATCGGCATTGTTGGATCTGCGATTAAGAATCGCATTACCGACTTCAGCCGCTATGTGCCAACGGTGTCGAACTTCACGGTGAGCCGGACATACACACCAAGTTCTTCCCGCAAGGTGGAGAGCATTGTGGATGTCTATAGCGGGGATTACGGCACGCTTGAGCTTCAGCTTAGTTCGTTCCTGCCGGACAACAATCGCGGGTACATCATTGACCCGGATTTCGTTGAACTCCGCACGCACACGATGCCGCGGGTGAAGCCGTTGCCGGACCTTGGCGGCGGTCCCCGTGCCTTGATTGAGGCGATTGTGGGGCTGGCGGTTCTGAACCCGCTTGCACATTGCAAGATCGCAGCAACGTAACCGACTGAGGGGGGACGCCGATAAACCGGCGTCCCCTTTCAACAACAAGAGCAAAACAAACTGAAGAAAGAAGTATATGGAAATCTCAAAACTTAGCGCAGAGGAAACCCGGGAATACGGGTTTACACACAAAGTCATCCTGACGTATCCCGACTTGTCGGCGGCAGCTACAACGAAGACGGTGAACTTGCTGACCGGCCTTGTGGCTGGCCATCTTATCACCGGCGCGGCCTTCCGGCTGGTGAGCGGGTTTGTCGGCGCGAGCGTAACGAACCTGACAATGGAGGTCGGCTACGACCTTGCCGCCGGGACCGATGACCCGAATGGGATCATTGAGGCCGTCGAGCTTGCCACCGCCGGGACGGAGATTCTTGCTGGTGACGCCACTGGCGCGATCTTTGCGGCGAAGCGCACGGGCTTTGCTCCGCAGGAGGCTTGCACGATTACCGCGTTGTTTACCGCCACGGGTGCAAACCTGAGCGTTCTGACCGCGGGCGAGGTTCACGTTTACCTTAGTGTGGTGGACCTGACGAAGTTGTAGGGAGAGCGGAAATGGGGAACCCCGCGGCGTGTGGAGCGCCGCGGGGACTCCGCTGATGAAATGAGCGATACGTTGATTGCAGACATTGAAGCACCGGATGCGGTGATGGCGGAGTTGCGCCGCGGGGAGCATGTGCGCCGCGCGATGGCCGGTGTGCGCCAGGAGCGGATCAATGCCGCGTGCAGGCAAATCAAGTCGCGGCTTATGGATGGCATTGGGCAGTTGACGCACCGGATTGACGCGGATGTGTATTGGGCGGCGCGGGCGAAGTTTGGTGACAAGTGCTGGAGCGATAAGGGCTTTGTGAAGGACTGTGAGAAGCGTGGGATGATTCAGCGGGTGGAAGGCAAGAGTGACAAGATAATCTCCCTCGGAACAAACACTGGACCCGCGAGGGTGAGGAGGTTTGGGTGAGGACGGTCACTGTTCGCAGCGTGCTTAATGGGGTGGCGGTGCGGATGGGTGTTGACATTACGCAGGCGATTCCGGCGCATACGGAGGCCGCGTTGCTGGAGTATATCAATGCGCGGACGGCGGAACTTTGGGAGCGGTATGCGTGGCCTGAGTGGACGCGGATCGAGCAGCGGGAATATCGGGCGACGTATGCCGGTGGGACGGCCTATGTGACGGGTGATGAGGTTTTCTATGATGGGGCGTATTACCGTGCGCTTTCTTCCACGACCGGGAATCTGCCGACGAATGCGGTTTATTGGGAGGCGGCGACGGACATGCTGAAGAACATCGCTCTGGAGCAGGCGGGCGAAACGGCGATTGGCGAAGTGATTGATGTGTGGAGTGCTGACCGCCGGGTGGCGACTGGCGCGGTGCGCTACGGGTTTGAGATTATGGAAGACGGGTTGCTTGTGGCGAGCGGGCCAGCGCAACCGTGGGTGGAGTTTACGCTGCGGCCATCGGTGTTCACCACATCGGACTTGGATGCGAACACGTATCCGCGTGCGCTGGCGGAGTCGGTGAAGTTGCTGGCGGCTGCGGATGCGCAGCGTGAGGATGGGCAATTTGAGAAGGCGGGAGTTTTGGAGGGGCTTGGCTATGCGAAGCTGGATGCGGAGCTGGACAAGCTGGAAATGAAACAGGGGCAACAACGGCGCTTTTGCGTAGGAGGATGATCTTATGAGAGTGATGGGTGTATTGACGAGAGGGCAAGGTGTAGCTCCTAAAGATGGGAATGCTTATGGAGCCAAAGATGGCGCATGGGTGCGGGTGGCAGAGGTGGATGGGGATGGTGAGATACTTGAACAGCACCTGCCAGAAACGATTGAGGCGAACATCATTCCATTCAAAGGCACGGAGGCGGAAGTAAACGCGGTGACGCTGGCGCAGGGCATGTTGGCTTCCACTACCGACACAAAGCAACTTCGGCTTGGCGACGGGACGACGGCGGGCGGCGTGGCGGTGGGCGGTGCACCGATACGGTTATTTTCCCGCTCTGCGGCGGTGACGCTGCCTGATTCCGCGACGGTGACGATCCCTGGAATCAGTATTTCGGTAACAGCGGGGCAAGTGTATAAGATGCGGTTTTCTGCCCGGGTAAATGTGCCGCTTGCGTGCGGGGCGAATTCATTAGTGACGTTCTCGTTGATTTTGCCTGCACCTGCGGCTGGGTCAACGTATCAGGGAAGGTCGGTGGCGTATAACAAAGGTGCTTCCACTACGGTAAACACCATCCAGTTGGGAGCATCGTCATTAATAGGCAGTTGCGTTCTTGGAACTGAAACAGAGATGTACATTCATGCGGACCGCGAATTTATTTCAGCCACGGGGGGCAATGCAACGATCGCTGCGGAACTGGCGTGGTTTGACGCTTACGACGCAAACGCAACCGTGCAGAACATCACATTGAGCATTCAATGACAATCACTTACGGCGCGGATCGGGTGATAAACGGAGCGAATCCGGATATTGGCCTGTCTTGTCTGGAAGAGTGGCGGGATACGGGTGCGGTTACATCCTCTGCACATTCGACTGCGGACGGCGATTATCTGAGTAAAACGGCAGCGACGGCGGTAAAGGATCATCGCTTGTCGTTCGGGAGTTTTCTGCGAACGGAGTCGATTGAAAGTCTCACGCCGGGCGTTGCAGAGATGGCCGGGCCGGTGGCGCGGTGGGTGGCAGACGGAACGGCGACGCTGAAGATTGTTTGCGAGAAGGGGACGTTTTTCAGGACGTTGGCATTTTCAAGCGCGGTCGGAAGTCAGTATTACGAATTTCAGAACCATAAAGCGGCAACAACTGCAAAGGCGGTATCTGATAGGGTGGCGGCGTTGTTGGCAGGGGTCGTCCCAGCGCCACGGGTGAACAACTTCCATCCGCAGATGTCGATTTATTCTAACATTGGGCAAGGGGTGAGGAATGCGGGTTGCTGGGCGAACTCAATAAACTTCGGATTCCGTTCCTTTAATGCAGCAACGGCGTGGACGTTGATATCTCCGGACGTGGTTATTATGACGCGGCACAATGAGCCGCCTGCGGCATGGTATCCGTTTACGCTATCGTTTCGCGGGGCGAGTGGAACGATCTACGAAAGGCAGGTTACAACGCAGGCGATTCAAGTGGGATCACTGGACATTGTAGCCGCTAAGCTATCGTCCTCCCTCCCTGCGGACGTTGTTCCAGTTTCCTTTCCGCAGAGCAACCTTACATCACTATTTACGGGCTTGGGGACGGATGCGCGGAAGTTGGCTTACGTGAACGCGATTGCGCTGACGAGCCAGTATAAAGCGGTGCCGGTTTACTTGCTTGGGGTAGGCGCAACCGGCATCTCGATCATGGAGCGGACGCTGAACGTATCGAATGAGACTTTTATACCACAAAAGGCGAGCAACATCCTTCCGCAAGAGTGGGAGATGGGGCCGGGTGGCGTGGTGGAAGGTGATAGACAGACTAGAACGGCTTGGTGGTATGGGGATTCTGGTTCGCCCCTGCTGATTCTTGGGTCCAGTGGTCCGATTCTTCTCGGATTAGCTTCCACTTTTCGGGCCGCCGCGCGGGTGGACAACGCACACACGGCGATGGCTGCGGCGATCACAACTCTCGGGGGAACGCAATTCACGGTGCAAACATTATGAGCGCGGAGGAACAAAAGCAGATTGACGCCGAGCGGTCGGAGTTGCTTGGGTTGCTTCGCGGGGCGCGTGCGATGGCGAATGCCATTTTTACGGTTTGTTGTTTCAGCGGCGTTGGGGTGCTTGTGCTGGGTGCGATTGCCATTACGGACCATGCGGACCTTCGGCGGGTGAAGCAGGATATGGACGAAATCAAGCCGAAGGTGGATCGTATGTGGTTCAAGGCTTATCCGGATTCACATACGGGGTTTGTGATTAGTGTTCCGGAGGATGCGGTATGAACAACCATCCGTTTGACCAGCGGGATTTTATGAGGCAGCGGCCTCCGCTGCCGCCTAGTTTTTGGTTTTTGGCGGCGTTTGCTGTGGTGGTGCTTGCGGTGATGCTGATGAGCGGGTGTGCGACGGCGGGGCCGCTGGCATCGAGTGTGATTTTTGACACACCAAACATAGGAGGAGAAAAATGAAGAACTGGAAGACGACGGTAAGCGGGATCGGAACGGCGGTATTTGCAACCCTGACGGCGTTGGCGGCATTGCCGTATCAGATGGGTGAAGTGGCGACGATCATCCCGCCGGGATACAAAGAGAAGATTTTCATTGCATCGGCGTTTGCGGCGTTTGCGCTGAAGGTCTGGAACTCTGTGGCGCAGCAGGACGCGAAGTAAAAGCATCCCATGAACAAGCCGGATTTGCTGAAGTTCAATATCGGCGATGAGGTGCAGCACATCGGGGATGATGTGGAAGATGACCGTCCGGGTGTGGTGACGGGGATTATCATTCGTGACGGCGGATATGTGTATGAGGTGGCTTGGGGCCGGTGCGGGGACTCGACGCATTACGGGTTTGAACTGCGGCGGACGGGGGAACTGTCGAAGACATGAGCGGGTTGCTTAACATCGAGCGGGAGGCGCGGGAGGCGGCGCACGGTAAGACGGTGGCGCAGTTGCGCGGGCAGTTGGCCGAATGGCAGGCCCGGGTGGAGCAGTTGGAGCGGCAGCTTGCGGTATCGCAGTCGCTGGCAAAGTCGAAGGCGCGTGCGGTGGCGTTTGGTGTTCCGGAGAATGACCGGAGCGAGGCGGTGGCGGTGGCACTGGCGAGTGATTGGCACGTGGAGGAGACGGTGGCGGCGGAGAGTGTGAACGGGTTAAATGAGTTTAACCTGGAGGTTGCGGATCATCGTGTGCGGAAATTCTTTCGCGGGGTGATCCGATTGACGGAGATCGAGCGAGGGGGCGCGGAAATCTCGACGTGCGTGCTCTGGCTGGGCGGGGATTTGATGACGGGCTTTATCCATGAGGAGCTTGCCGAGACGAATGGATTGACGCCGACACAGACGTTGCTCTGGCTTCAGGATCGGTTGATTGCGGGAATTGAGATGCTGGCGGAGAATTTCGATCAGGTGCTGGTGGTGACGAGCTACGGGAATCACGGGCGGACGACGAAGAAGTCGCGGCACGCGACGGGGGCGCAGAACTCGTATGAGTGGATGCTTTACAAGTTGCTGGAGGGGCGGACGCCGAGGAATGTGGCGTGGCAGATTGGCGAGAGTTATCACAATCTTGTTGAGGTGTTCGGGCGGTTGCTGCGGTTTCATCATGGGGATGATTTGAAATACCAGGGTGGTGTTGGCGGGCTGACGATTCCGGTGGAGAAGGCGATTGCGGCGTGGAATAAATCGCCGTTGAAGGCGGATTTGGATGTTTTCGGGCATTGGCATACACAGATACAGAGTCCGAAGTTTTGCGCGAACGGGTCGCTGATCGGGTACAATGCTTATGCGTTGTCGATCAAAGCGCCGTTTGAGGCGCCGCAGCAGACGTTTTTCCTTTTTGACAAGCAGCGTGGTCGCACGATGACGACACCAATTATCCTATGAGCCTAAGAACTGTGGTGCGGAAAAGCTATGCGGAGAAGTATGTATTCCCTGCGGGGTGGATGACGCAGGAGCAGGCGGCGGCGGATCTGATGTGTTCGGAGGACAAGGTGGATGGGGTGCTGCGGATTGCGCTGGCGGATGGGAGTGTGCAGCGGGAGTATTTTCAGGTGTGGGATCGGAACCTTGAGCGTGTTGTGAAGCGTGTGGGCTATCGTGAGAGGCCGCGGGAGGAGAAGCCGGTGGTGACGGATTATGAGGGGCGGCGGCTGATGACGCGGAAGACGAAGATGAAGGGGACGGTGCGCGGGGGCAAGGTGCATTGGGACAATGGGCGGGTGACGACTCCGGATTTCAAGAGTCGTTTTTATCGGCGGGATTATTTGTTGATTGATGAGTGATTTTCTTTCAAAGGCGGGGCTGGAGCTTTTGCTGAAGCATGAGGTGGGCGGCGGCGAGGCGTATTACAATGCGAAGCTGAAACATCCGACATGGCCGGGTGGTGAGTCGGGTCCGACAATCGGTATCGGATACGATCTCGGATATACGCCGCGGGAGAGGTTTTTGGCGAATTGGGCGGCGATGGATGATGACGACCGGGCGCGGTTGGCGATGGTGGTGGGGGTGAAAGGCTTGAAGGCCCGCGAGCGGGTGAAGGCGGTGGCGGATGTATTGATTCCGTGGGAGCTGGCGTATCGGGTCTTTTGTTTCTCCACGTTGCCGTATTGGGTGGAGCAGACGCGGCGGGCGTATCCGGGTGTGGATGCGTTGCCTGGGGATGCGCGTTCGGCGTTGGTGTCGATAGTATTTAATCGGGGTGCGGCGATGGACGGGGACCGGCGTCGTGAGATGCGGGTGATTCGTGATTTGGTGGCGGAGTATGCGAAGGCGGGGGTGTCGGAAATCGACCGGCGGGGGTTGCTGCGGCGGATGGGGATGCAGGTGCTTGGGATGCGGCGGCTGTGGTATGGGAAGGGTTTGGAGGGGTTGGTGCGGCGGCGTGAGGATGAGGCGGTGCTGATGAGAACGTGCTGACTTGGGTTGACTCGGGCGGGGTTGGTGTGACTTGGAACCGGCTGGCGTAGCGCGGCGGCTGCGGAAAATGCGAGAGTGATGGGTGCGTATGCTGGATGCCGCAATTCAAATCGAGGGTGATGCGGGGTGGACGGGATTCAGGTCGAGGCCGGACCCAATGACGTTGCCTGCCGGGATTGCGGCGATGGCGCGGAATATGCGGTTTGTGCGCGGGCGTGCGGAGGTGAGGCGCGGGATTAAGCGGTTGCTGGATGGGGTATCTGTGGGCCTGGCTCCGGTGGTGTTGCCGTTTGATTTGGGTGTGGATGTGGCGGTGTCGAGTGTGACGCGGAGCGGTGGGACGGCAACGCTTGTGTCGGCGGTGGCGCATGGGTGCGTGACGGGTGACAAGGTGAATATCCGCGGGGCGGTGCAGACGGAATACAACGGGGATTTCACGGTGACGAAGGTAAACAATACAACGCTGACGTATTCCGTGACGGGGACACCGGCGACACCGGCGACGGGAACGATTGTGCTGAATAATGGGCCGGAGGTGAGTGATTCGTATGCGGGGGGGATTTTCGGGGCGTGTGTGTTTTCAAGTCCCAGCTCAACGGAAACGCTGAATGGCGCGGAGTGGATTGCGCTTTTTGGTGCGACCAGCTGCTTTCTTTACCGTGACGGGCAGAGCGTGCTGACGAAGGCGTATCCGGGTGGTGAGACGTTGGAGGAGGAGGATTTGGTTACGATGTTGCAGGCGTTTGACAAGTTGTTTTTGTTTCGAGGGCGGGAGCTGGTGGGGAGCTATGCGCGGAAGGCTTGCACGATGACGCGGAGCAGCGGGACGGCGACGGTGACGAGCACCGGGCACGGGTTTGAAACGAATGATCGGGTGTGCATCGAGGGGGCTGGGCAGTCGGCTTACAACATCGAGGCGGACATAACAAAGGTGGATGCGAATACGTTTACGTTTGCGGTATCGCACGCACCGGCGACACCGGCGACGGGGACAATTACCTGCCGGAAGGTAAAGCCTCCTTTGATGTGGGACGGGGCGGCAGCGGCGTTTGTGAAGTATGGCGGGGGGTCGCACGCGACGGGGGCGACGTATTCCACGATGCGATCCACGGGCGTCGCTTGTTATCAGAATAATCAAATCTTCATCGCGCGGACGCCGATTAAGGATGAGGTGATGATTTCGGATATTCTGGATGCGAATACTTATGATCCGCTTCAAATATCTTTCCGTGCGAATGCGGGGAGTGATGACCGGATTGTGGGGATGCTGCCGTTTGCGGAGGGGACGACGCTGATTTTCGGGCGCAAGAGCATTTACCGTGCGAAGGTGGTGCTGGATGCGGCGACGGGGACGGAGTTGGACCCGGCCAATTCGTTTCTGGAATTGATTACGAATGAGGTGGGTTGTCGTGCGCAGCGGACGCTGGTGGTGGCGGGTGCTTTTGTTTATTTCCTTTCGGATAACGGGGTGCATCGGCTGGATGCGGGATACCAGGATCTGAAGGTGCGCGGGGTGACGCTGCCGCTGAGTGATGCGGTGGCGGATTTGTTTGAAAACATCACGGAGGAGGCCGCGGCTTTGTCGAATGCGGTGTGGTTTGACAACCGCTATTGGCTGGCGGTGCCGTTGGATGGCGTGGATGCGCCGAATGTGGTGCTGGTGTGGAATGCGCTAACCGGGGAATGGGAGTCTTATGATTCGTATCCGCTTTCGATCTCGACGCTTCTTGTGAGCGACTACGGCGGGAAGCGGCGGCTTTTTGGTGCATCGCGGACCGGGAAGTTGGTGCTGTTGGAGGAGCAGGAGAATGGGGATGATCCGGCGACGGAGGGGATGACGGAGTTGGTGGATGTGGCCGGGGAGTTGGTGACGCGGCGGTATTTCGGCGGTGATCTTCAGATGAAGCGGTGGATGCGGGTGCTGGCGGGTGTGTCGCTTCCGGCGGGCGCGTTGGCGGATGTGGTGTTCAATACTTATGATCCGGACAATGAACTGACTGCCGGGCGGATTTCAAATACGGGTGCGACGGACAATGATTTTGTGGGGAAGCTCTCGGTGCGGCAACGGGGGTCTGCTGCGGATGTGACATTTCTCAACGTGGGGGCCGGGAGGCCAGTGATTAAATCGGTGCAGGTGGATGTGGCGGCGGATCGACCGTCGCAAATGACGAGAACGGAAAGCTAACGAAGGAACGATATGGGAGACTTAACAACGGGATACACATTAGTAAGCGGCGAGACGGTGACGCCGACAAAGTTGAATGGCGCCGTGAATGATGCGGTTATCAATGCCAATGCGGTGACGACGGCGAAGATCAATGCGGGCGCGGTGACGGCGAGCAAGGTGGCGGCGGGGATGATTGTGCAGGTGGTGCAGGGGACGAATAGCGCCTACACAACTTCGGCAGCAACGATTCCGTCGGATGATACGGTGCCGCTGGTGAGTGAGGGCACGCAGATTCTTACGGCGGCGATCACGCCAAACGATGCGGCAAATAAGGTGCTGGTGCAGGTGAATGTGCCGCTGCTTTCTACAAACACCACAAACACTCCAATCTTGGCGTTGTTTCGTGGGAGCACCTGCATAGGCGCTGCGGCGCAGTCACTTCCGGCGAATTACCTTGCTGTGGCGAGCATGGAGATACTGGATTCCCCGGCTACCACGTCGGCGACGACTTACACGGTGAGAGTGGGATTGTTTAATGCGTCGGGCACGTTTCAAATTAACGGCATATCCTCGCGGCTTTTTGGTGGTGCGGCAGCGGCGACGATTACGCTGATTGAGGTGAAAGGATAGGTTATGGGCCATAAAAGGACAATGACGGTGGAGAAGCCGGCGGTGGCGCGGGATTACAAGGCGGAGATGGCGGCGGTGACGGCGGCGGCATCGAGGTATACGCAGGCGCAGGCGGATGCGCAGGCGGCGTCTTACCGGCAGATGTTGGCGGATGGGTTGGCTGCGACGGATTCGCTGGCTGGGCGGTTGAATAATGGCTACACGGCGGAAGGTTTGGCCGCGCTGCGTGGTGCGGCGGGGCAGGCTGCGGGGATGGATGCGCTATCCGGGCGGCTGGAGGGTCTTGGCGCGGTGGCAGAGGGTGATGTGCGGGGGACGGAGATTGAGGCGCTGCTGCGGCGGCAGGCTCTGGAGGAGCTGGCGCTGGGGCGGTCGATGAGTCTGGAGCAGGAGCGGGAGGCTACGCAGGGTGCGCGTGCGGGGTATGCGGCGCGTGGGATGGCGATGGGCGGGCCGTCTCTGGCGGCGGAGATTTTGTCGCGGGATCGTGCGGGGAATGCGCGGCTGGCGGAGCGGCGGGCGTTTGCGGGTGCGGTGAACCAGGCGGAGGCGCAGAACCGGATTGCGCGGCTGGGTGCGGCGGGGTCGTTGCTGGGGCAGGCTGCGGGGAACCGGGCGAATACGGCGCAGCTTGGGTTGTCGGCGGCGCGGGGGTTTGTGGAGTTGGACCCGTATCAGCGGGCGCTTGGGAGCAATCTGCCGACGGCGGCGCTGGGGGCGAGTGCTTCGATGGCGGGGAATACGTTCCAGAACGTGATGGGGTATGGGCAGGATTTGTTTAACACGAATTTCAATGCGGGCTGGAGTGATTACCTGAATGAGCGGAATGCGTTTCAGGCGGACCGGATGGGCCGGATGCAGGCGGGGGCTTCGCGTGCGGCGGGTAACTCTTCGATGATGGGTGCGGGGATTGGCGCGGCGGGTGCGCTGGCTGGTGTTGGGATTGCGGTAGCTTTCTAAGCGATGAGTATTTCTGAGACATTGGCGGGGATTGCGGGTGCGCTGGCTGGTGCGGCGCGGCCTGCGGTGTTGTGGAGTGGTGGGAAGGATTCCACGGCTTTGCTGCATTTGGTGCGGGGGTTGCGTCCGGATGTTGAGGTGATCTTGTGGCGGGTGCCGTGGTTGCCTGCGAAGTGGGAGTTTCACGAGCGGATTGCGCGTGCGTGGGGGCTGACGGTATGGGATTTCCCTCCGGCGTGGTCGGCGGTGTGTCACGGAAATGGGCGGATGGATTTGATGGAGGCTTACCAGGTGGGTGCGCAGGCGCTGGTGGTGGCGCGGGGTACGGAGGTGTTTGATCCGTGCGGGCCTTGGGTGTGCGGGCGGAAGTGGCTGGAGCGGCCAAAGGCGGCGGGTGTGGAGTTTCCTTGGGATGTGGTATTTCATGGGCATAAAAGCGTGGATGTTGATCCGTGCTCGGGGAATGTGCCGCTGCGGGTGGATGTGCTGGAGCCGGTGGGGTGTGCGAGGATTTACTATCCGCTTCGGGATTGGTCGGATGAGGATGTGACGGCTTACAGTTTGGAGAATGGGGTGCCGTGGGACGGGAATCGCTATGAGCTGGCGGATGGGGTGCTGCGGTCGCTGGCGGATAAGAATCTGAATAGCGATTACTATCATGCTTGCATGAGGTGCATTGACCGGCGGGAGGGTCCGGTGGTGCGGTGTCCGCTCTCGGGGCTGGATGTGGAGAATCTTTCGGGGCGTGTGCAGGTGTATGAACCGGTGCATGAGTATTGCGGATTAAGGGTGGAGGGAAATGGAGTATGATTGCCAGCGGTGCGGGGCTTGTTGCAGCTTTCGGTGGAGCTGGCCTGTGTTGCGGCGGGATCGGGCGGACGCTGCGGGGATTCCGCCGGAGATGGTGCGTCCGGATGTGCCGGTGCTGCATTCGCGGAATGATCGGTGCGTGGGGCTGCGTGGGCTGGTGGGGTGCCGGGTGGCGTGCACGATTTACGAGGTGCGGCCAGAGGCTTGCCGGAGGTTTGTGCCGGGTGGTGCGCTGTGCCTGGAGGCGAGAGAGAAGTTTGGGTTAAACGGAGGAGAAAAATATGTATCAACCGATATTGAACAACATTGAGCCGTCGCTGATTGCGCGGGGGTATGAGGGGGTTGCGGACTTTCAACTGAAGGGTGCGCAGGCTATGGCGGCGGGGATTTCGTCGGCGGGCAATAGTGTGGCCGGGGGGATTGCGGCAGCGGCGGATGCGTGGCGGAAGTCGTCGGCGCAGAGCGGGCAGAATGCGGGGATGCTGGATACGTATTCGCGGATGAATGATGCGGCGATGCAGAGCACGGGGAAGCCGATTGTGGACCCGCAGTATCTGGCGCAGGTGGCGGGGGAGAAGAATCAGGATAAGGTATCGGGGGCGCTCATGTCGCTTGCGCCGATGTTTGACAGTTATCTAAGACTTCAGACGCAGCTTGCGGTGGCGAATGCCACAAATGGGTTTGCGCCGTCTGCGCGGAATGTGGGCGGGCAGACGTATGTGGAGACTTCGCCAGGGAACTGGCAGCGGAGTGCGCCGGAGAAGAAGGGGCCGGAGATGTTCGGGGTGCAGATGCCGCAGGGGATCAACATTTATGGCGGGATGAATGCCGGTGGGCAAAACGCGGGGGGGCAAAATGGGCGGTAATTTGATTGACCAGCAGAATGCATTGGTAAATGTGGTGCCGCTGCCAGTGGCGGATTCTTCGCGGGGGATTGATCCGAATGATACGGTGCCAATCGGCGACGGGGAATCGGTGATGCCGGATGATGATGAGTCGTGGATGCGTGGCGGGATGATGCGGATTGGGTCGCAGGCGGAGTTTGATGCGCTGCCGGAGGAGCGGAAGGAGGTGATCCGCGCGGCAATGGCGATGGGTGGACAACTCAAGCTGGATGATGCGGTGGCGATTTACCGGGAGGCGCGGAAGGCGCGTGCGGAAGCGGTGCCGGTGGAGGTGACGCTGCCGGATGGGAAGACGGTTTACAAGGTGGGCAACCAAGTGATTGATCCTGTGGAGACGCGGAAGCGGGAACTGGAGTTGCAAACGCGCATGGCGGAGCGTGAGAAGGCTGCGGTGGAGGAGAGGGATCGGCAAAACTCTCTGCAAGAGCGGCGGGATTTTGTGGACCGGCTGAAGGAGTATCGGGGCTGGGTGAAGAGTGGCGGCGTGGTCGGGCCGGGCGCTGACATACGGCAGAAGGTGGATGCGTGGGCGAATCCGGAATCTTACAAACGGCGATGGAAGCTGAATCAGGTGGTGGGTGAGCAGGTGCTGGGAAACATCCGGAAGCTGGGGGCAAATCCGACGGAGGGGGAGCGGAAATTCCTAATGGATATGCAGCCGAAGATTACTGATCCGGCGGGGGTGTGGGATGATTATTTCGATACGCTGGAGAATATAATGGGGCGGCAGGTGGATGGGCCTGCTATCGCTAAGGATGAACGACCACAACTAAGTTCCACGTGGAACTTAGTTCCAGGCAATAAGCAAAGTATTTCCACGGCTGGACCGGGTGGCGCTGCGGCGGGCGTTGCAAGTTCAAATTCTGCGGCGGCTGGGCCTGCCTATAAGTCGCCTGCGGAGGTGAAGGCGGCGTTTAAGGCGGGGAGGATTTCGCGGGATGAGGCGATACGGGTAATCAACGGAATGGGGGTAAGGTGACGGCTGCGGAATACCTGGATGCGGAGGATGAGGCAAGCCCTGCCGGGATGACTGCGGCGGAGTATCTGGATGCGCCGGATGTGGCGGAGGGGACGAAGTTCCGTGATCGTCTGGTGGCGGCTGGGATGGCGGAGCGTGCGCCGGAGATGCGCGGGCCGACTGTGGCGCAGGCTGAGGTGGAGAATTTTCTGGATGCGCCGATTGATGATGTGGGGGGCTTTTTGCGTGGTGTGGGGGAGGATGCGGACGTGGGGGCTGTGGCTGCGGCGTTGGATGAGTATGATGCGGATGCGCAGCGGGTGCTGACTCGGGAGGAGTTTTCGGCGCGTGAGAAGTTTATGGAGCGGCTGCCGGTGGGGGTGAAGCTGCGGCGGCGCTGGGTGGGTGGAATGAAGTTTCTTGGCGGGCTGGTGCAGACGGCGAGTGACCTGGGGCGGGAGTTGCCTTCTGTGCCGGAGCTGGCGGTGGATGCGGTGGCGCGTGTGCTGGGGCGTAGTGGGTCGGGTGCGGTGGATCGTGGGGTGAATACGCTGACGAATCTGCCGGGTGCGATTGCGAACATTGTGAGGTCGGCGGCGGTGCAGGGGGTGGATTTAGCGAATGAGGGGGGTTTTGTGCAGTTAAGTAAGCGGGATGTGGAGAGTCCGGTGGAGGCGCGATTTGAGGACCGATACAATAAATACATTCTGCGCAAGGGTGTGCAGCAGATGCGTGAGGAGATTGCGGGTGGCACGAAGCTGCCGGGTGTGGAGATGGTTGGCGGGATGGCGCTTGATCCTGCGAATGTGCTGCCGTTCGGTGGAGGTTTGCGGGGTGGCTCGGTGACGGGGCAAATCTCGCGGAGGTTGGCTGGTGCGGCGGGGACTGCGGTGGAGGTGCCTGCGGGTGCGGTGGCTGCGGGGATTGGCGCGGCGGAGGGTGCGGTGCAGCGGCGGTTGGCTGCGGCGGGATTGACTCCGGAGATGGGGACTACGGCAAAGTGGCTGGGTGGGATGGCTGCGACGGGTGTGGCGGGGTTTGGATTGACGAATGATAATGATGCGGCGCTGGCTGCGTCGGCGTTGCTGGGGCTTCCGGCTGGTATGTCGTCTACGAAGTGGGTGGCGAGGATTTTACAAAATGCGGGTGGCGCGGTGCGGCGTGGTGCGGGGGAGTCGCTGAGTGCTACGGGGATGGGTGTGCGGGAGACGGCGCGGGAGTTGGCGGGGGATGTGACGATTCCGCGGGCGTATCGGGATGCGATGCTTGGCGGGAGGCCGGTGGATTCTCCGCTGCGGCGTGCGGCGGTGGATAAGAACCTGCCGGTGATGACGCGGCGGCTGGCTGCGACGATGGATGCGAGTGGTGTGCCGCGGCTGCTGGAGGGTGCGGCGGGCATGGCGGGGTCGGCGGTGGATGGTGCGTTCCTTGGCGTGGCTATGTCGCTGGCGCAGACGGATGAGGAGCAGGGGGGTGCGTTGGCGGCGGGTGCGCTTTTTGGCGTGATGGGTCGTGTGGCTAATAAGTTGTCGGGTGCGGCGCGGCGGGAGATGCAGAATGGGGACATCGCGCGGATGTATGCGGAGGTGGCGGCGGATGGGGGCAATTATCAGCTTTTCAATGGGATGGGGCATGATGACCTGGCGAGCATTGCGGCGATGCAGGGGGTGTTTGGGCGTAATGTGAAGTTGTCGCCGTTGGCTGGGGAGGATTTTCAAAATGCGATGGTGTCGGCGGGGCTGCCGGATACGGGGCGGGCGGTGTATATCTCAAATCCGGGTGGTGTGCAGGCTGGTGAGGTGCTGGTAAATATGGACCGGCTGCGGGGTGAAGGGCCGCATGTCTTTGCGCATGAGTATGCGCACGCTCTCCAGAATAGCGATGTGCTGGATGGAGCGATACGTGAGGATATACGGAATTGGGTGGATGAGTCGTTCAAGCCTGCGGAGTTGGCTGCGGCGCGGGTGCGGTATGCTGCGAAGCTGGCGGGGTCGGATGCGTCGGTGGATGTGGCGCGTGCGGCGGCGCGGCTGGATGGTGAGGATGTGGCGAATGGGCGGATGCCGGGGGATTGGGTAAGGGATGAGCTGTGGGCGGAGACGTTTGCGGGGTCGCGGCGTGGGATTGATTTTTGGGGTGCTCGGGGCAGGCCGCAGATGCTGCGGGGATTGGGGCGGTCGCTTGCGGGGCTGGGTGTGCCGGTGGACCCTTCTACGGGGCGGGTAATGGTGGAGTCGCCGGTATTTGGCAAGCTGCGGACGGAGTGGAAGGGGTCGGTGCTGGAGCGGCGGCTGAATGATTACGTGCGGGGCTATGCACGGTGGATCGGTGGGGCGGATGCGAAGGCGGAGGGGGCTAAGATTTTTGTGGATGGTGTTCCGCGGCCTGGGAGGTTTGTGCAGTTGCATGAGGTGCAGCCGGGGGTGCGGGAAAATCAGTTCATGCGGGAGGTGGATGGCCGCGTGAGTGTGAAGGATCAGCGGGAGATTGATGCGGAGTTTGAGAGTAGGCGGAAGACGTTTGAAAACATGCGGAAGACGGCCAAGCCTGCAAATGCTCCGGGTGAGTGGGGTGTGCATCGTGCGCCGGATGGCTCGTCGCGTGTGGGGGGTGCGGAGTTGCCGGTGAGATTTCAGCAGCAGCCTAACATTGGCCCGGGGATGAAGGCGGTGGAGGCGGAGCTGGCTGCGGGGCAGCGGGGTGGTGCCTCTGTGCGGGTGGTGTATCACAAGATTGGGTCTAAGACTGCGCGGGGCTATCGGGTGAAGGATTTGGGTAATGTGCGGGCGGAGGTGATGGAGGTGATGCCTTTCTGGAGGTCGATCACGAAGAAGGATAACATTCTTGTGCATGTGGTGGATGTGGAGCAGTTCCGCCGGAATGCGGTGAAGCGGATGAATCGGGGGGAGTTGGCGGAGTTTGGTAATGACATGGCGGTGCTGGATCGGGCGTTCAAACAATACTTGCAGAATCATAGGGACGGACTGCCGGGGGAGACGGGTATCGGGGTAACGCAGCGGAATGTGATAAATGAGTTGCTGGGCATCGGGACGAATGAGAACCGGCGGGCGAATCCGCTGGCGGCGGTGGTGGGTGGCTCGCCTGCGAAGAGTGCGGTGAAGACGCTAAGGCTGGATCGTCTGGAAATCGCCAGGCCGGGGAATGCGGGGATGGCGTTTGACTACAATAAGGCGAATGCGAATCTGATGGTGGATGCGGGGAAGGGCAACATAAATTTCATGCCGGAGGAGGTGAATGCGCGGACCGCTGCGAAGTCGGGGGATAACAAACGTAAGTTCATTCCGGCATCGACATCAGTTATTGAGGCCATAAAGGACATAGCAAGAAGTTGGGAACCTGATTTGTCAACCGATTACCTCACATGGGGAGAGCGGCAGGGCGGGGGGTGGAATAGAAAGCGGGGCATGAGTAACAATGCCGCGTATGCGATTGATGAGGGGAAGATCATGGATCCGGACTTTCCCGGTTGGATTGCTGAAACCCTGGGTATTCCCGCGGGCGCGGTGACTCAGAAAGCTGCTCGTAGGGCTAACGTGGACGCCGGTAACATCTTTCTTGAATATCATCATGTGGGAAGGCGCGGGCGTGTTGAGTTTCATGCGCCAGAACAACTGCTTTTGCAGCCGAAGTTTTGGCTTTCACTGGAAAAGGCGTTGAAACGGCCGTCGCACAAGGCTGCGGCGCGTCGGCAAGCGTTATGGGCATTGCAAGACATGCGCCAGCAGTTGATTGAGTCTGGAAAACTTGGAACATGGTCCACTGCGGCAGAACACAAAAACGATTCATCAAATCTTGACGCAATAGATTATCCGTTACGCAAGCAGATTCAGAATGGAGAGATTGGGTTTCGTGAAGGAGTCCTGAAGGATTTTGAAAACCGAATGGTGTGGTGGAATGAGACACTGCAATTTGCAAACAACCTTATTGCCCGTGGGAAAAAGGTTCATGCTTCCAAGCGGAAGGTAGAAGTCATCGAACGGGAAATCGCGGCGCATCCAGCGGTCCGTCTTTTTAAGGCAAACCCCGAGACCATTTCTAGCCTCGGGGTTGCTGGAATCAAGACTGGCCCGGAGGCCACAGCGGATAAATCCAATGTGTCTGACGAGCAGACAGGGAACGGAAGTGCGCTGACAGGTGCAAGCGAAGGGCAAAGCGGTGCGGTTGTCAACGAAAAAGCATTTCACGCGGCGGATCGCGCGGACAACGGAAAGCTGATTCCGCTTTCGCGTCGGTTTGACTCGGGGAAGGGCAACATAAATTTCATGCCGGATGAGGTGAATGCGCGGCATGTTGATCTTGACGAGCGGGCCAAGGCGGGGACAATGCTGCGGTCCCCCCAAGAGAAACCTCAACGGGGCACACTGGCCATGAACAACGTCAACAACCGCTCACACCCCCGCGCCTACGCCCTCGAATCCGCGAAAAAGTTTACCCCGGAGTTCAAACAGTGGTTTGAAGGGTCTAAAATAATCACACCCAATGGGAAGCCGCGCCTTGTCTATCACAAAACCGCGCATGATTTTGAAGCGTTTGGGAGCGATACAGGCCGCCATAGAATGCAGGAATTAGGCTTCCACTTCGGAACGCTTCGCGCGGCAAATGAAGTCCCAAGAGAGGGCGGGTTTCTGATTAAGGCGTATCTCCAAATGAAGAATCCGCTTAGAATTTCTGACCCTGGATTCTTTATAGAGAGTTACGACCTTCTAGACGCTATCGAGGAAAGAGGGATTGCGATTCCCCGCCAATCAATTCTCGCCGGATCGGTCAGTCTAATCGAAGAGCTGGAGTCTTACGGTTACGATGGCTTCGTCTATCGCAATCATTCAGAGGGCGGAGGCGCTGACTCCTTCGCGGTTTTTCACCCAGAGCAAATCTGGATTGCGGAAAAGGAAAAAAGCCAGTGAAGGGCGGGAGTCCTTGAGGCACAATCCTCGCCGGGAAAGGTTCAAGGCAGCGGTGGGAGCGGCGGGGGAACTGGTGTCTTGGGTGGGGCGTAGCGGGTGCCTTCGGGGTCGGCTTTCTGTGCTGCGGCGTAGCGGGCATGATTTGCGGCGATGGCGCGGGCGTGATCC